CAACGTACCACGCAGCGCATAGCGAAAAGACAAAAGCATACAACGCTGCCTATGTAGCTTCGCACAAGGAAGAGAACGCTGCATATCTCGCAGCGAACAAAGAGCGGTTCACGCAATACAGGAAGGATTTTTATCGCGCTCATAAGGATGAAAGTAGGGCATACGATGTTGCGAACAAAGAAGCAATAGCAGCCCGCAAAGCAGATTATTATTTAGCTAATCGTGAGACGATATTAGCCACATGCAAGGTTTATCGAGAAACGCACCTTCCAGAAATGGCGGCTAAGTCAGCCGTCCGCAGGGCATTGATCGCAGGAACAATGATCGGAATTTCGATCGAACAAAAAGCGCAGATTGACGAGATCTATAGAAAAGCGGCAGAGGAGCCCAACATCCGGTGCTATTTGTGCAACGAACTCATACCACTCGGATCTAGGCAGGTGGACCATGTGCGAGCTGTTACGAACGGTGGACCAACCAGACCTTCTAATTTGGCGGTCACGTGTCGTAAATGCAATTTGAGTAAAGGCAGTAAGACGTTGGAAGAGATGGGGCTTTTGCTCTAGATAGAAGGACATATTGCTATTACAGCATATAGGGTAGGTGAGCAGCATGGCTACAGCACTGACAGCTAGTGATTATCGAGTCTATTGGGTTGCGAGCGACTGTGTTACAGTAATCGGTGGGATCACCGATGCTGGTGTATTAGAAACACTTCTAGGATTTAACATTGATGTTGACTTCAGTACAGGGCGTGCGATAACAGTCGACATAGATGTCCCATTGGCGAGTGACACGTATGTATACGGTTTGGACATTGATTTACAGCAAACTGCTGCATACGCTGGCACATGGTCAACAAGTGGCGGACTGATTGGTACTCGATCCGACGTACATGTTGATATGCAGATTACCGACGTTTACGCAGGCTATTTCAATGTCTACATTGATCCTGCAGCGACATGCACGGTCAACGATGCAGTTGGAGTATTGGCGAATGTAACGCTAATTGGTCCGTTTACACAGGGTGCTGCGACGAGTTCGATCGCCGCGCTGAAGGGCATGATCAGCAACACGAGTACGGGCGCCTATGACGGACAGGTATTCAACGTGATGTTGAGCTATGGGTCGAACGTGAACTACGGTGACGACACGGCTCTTATCATGGGATACACGCACGCTGATGCACGTTGTGACTACGGGTTCTACTTGAAGAACTACAGCCCGTACATGGCAGCGGGGATCTACATCACTGAGGTCGCAGGTGCGAGTCCTGCGATGACGTATGGGATCCACATCGATGCGGATTGTGGCACTGCACTGCAGATTGGTGCGAGCGGTGTTCCGTCCGGCGACGTCATTTGGTACGGGACTACGGCAGGCCATCTTGTGTGGTTTGACGAAGACGGCGACACGAACGGTGCTGTCTACATTGGTGCTGACACGAAGGGATTGATGTTCAATCTGTACGGCGACGTGACGGGTTGCGGAGTCTTCTGGGATCCTTCCACTGACACGAATGGAACGCTCTCTGTCGGCGCAACTGGCGGCAGCAAGGGTGTCGACATGTTCTGGTACGGTGCTACTGCTAGTGCGACGATGCAGTGGGATCAAGGAACTGACGACCTTCTGTTTGCAGGAGCAGCGTCTATCAAGGTCTCTGGAGCAACCACTATCGGTCTTGAGATCTCTGGCGGTGCGACAGGTATTAGCATTGGAGCTTGTACTGGAGCGGGGATTGCTTTCACTGGTGCATCTGGAACAGGTCTTGATACCGGAGTGATTCTTGTGGCTGCTGATCAAGCAGGTGCGCCTCTCGCTTTCGGAAGCAATGCTGTCAATGTTGCCGTCGAACGTATCGATGTTACATGTCAGCAAACTGCTGGTAGTACATTCCTGGGTCAGTACCTGACTATAGCGACTTCAGGCGATTTTGCTACCACCTCGTTTATTCAGGGTATCCTATCCTCGATCACTGTGGCTCATCAGGCACAAGAGGTTTATGGTGTACGAGGTAGTATCTCGATCACTGCTGCACAAACTGGCGATACCAGCAATCAGTTTATCGGCTTGTATGGTGCTGTCTCTGTGGATGCAAGTCTAGCTTTGGCTCTTGCCGCTACTGGCGGCATTTATGGTGTCTTTGGTTCAGTGGCGATTGGTGCTGGCGGATCTTGTGACCAACCGATGCAGGCTGGTTACTTTGAGACGACTGGTATTAAGTCGAACATTGCTGGCGAGACATCTGTTATGAAGTTGTGGGCTGGCGGCGGCAGCGATACTTACACCGATTACGGTCTAAATGTCAAGTTGGAAAGCAACAACATCGTGTCCGCTATACACCTTGCTACGAAAACAAGTTGTGTATGTCCTATTGGAATTGAGTTTGCCGCTCTTTCAGGTAGTTTCACAGCGGCATTCGCGTTCCCAGCGGCTGGGACAGCGCCGGTTGTAGCAGCAGCTACGGGTGCTGGAGTTGCAGCAGAGGGCTCAATCGTAATCCTAATCGACGGAACAGCGAAGTATCTCCAATACTTTGCAGCTACTGCATAGCAATAACGGGAGGGGCTTAACGGCCTCTCCCTCTATTTGATTGACGTGGCATAGGGCCACATAAAAGAGAGCAGCAAAGGAGCACAGCATGACAATGAAAGTGACGTTGACAGAAGCACAGATGGTTCAGGCAGCGGCGGCTAAGTTCGTAGGGATTGACCTTCCGGTTAGAACCTCGTACTTGCTGGCGCGAACTGTGCTTGAGATCACGAATCATCTGCAAGCCTTCCAGGGCGAGCGGACGAAACAGGCAGTGAAGTATTGCAAGCTGGATGAGCAGGGCAATCCGAAGACCGAACCGATTGAAGGCGCTCCTGGATCCAATAAGCTCGTCTTCAAGACTCCCAAGGATGAAGAGGCATTCATCAAGGAAGTCTCAAAGCTCGGAGAGGAAGAAGTGGAGCTCACGCTCAGAAAGAAGCTGTCTCTTAAAGCGTTCGACGATCCGAATACGGAAGACAAGACAGTCATTCCGTGGGATCTGTTGGGCGGCTTGATGCCGATTTTGGAAGACATAGAGGAGTAAAGATGAAACGAATATGTCTGGCCTGCGGAATGGTACAAACAAATACGACGGATATATGTCCGAAATGTGGAAAGAAGACCGTTTCCAAGGGCCGACATATCGTTCAGAAGGGATTAGCTAAAGGAGGGCGCAGTAATGGATAGGAAGGCACTAACAGTAACCGAGATTGCGGTGAAGGGAGAGGACGGGCATGTAGTTCTCGACCGCGGCGAGATCACGACACTGTTGAAAGAAGGGAACGTTGGTGCGATGTTCAAGTACGCATTGCATGAACGATCTCTGCCAGAGTCCATAGGAGAGCCGGAGAGGGTGTTTAATGTCGGTGAACAGGGTGGAGTCCTACTTGACACGCGCCCGAAGGCCGAATCGGTAATCTCGTCTTCCTCTCCAGATCGTGACAAGGACGTAATGTGGCAATCTGGCTTGGTCATCACTGATAACTACGAAAGGAATCCGACTGTATTCGGTCAGCACAATCATGATATCCCAGTCGGCTTCACTGAAGTGATTAAGCAATACAAAAATCTTACATGGGCACAGTGGCAATGGCTGAACGATGTGGCACAGTCGTTAGGGAAAGATTACTACGAGATGTGGATTAAGCACGTCCTGAACTGTTGCTCTGTTGGCTTCATGATCAACGATTGGGCGCCTCTTGACAAAGGCGATATGTGGGGCGGCTGGGACATCAAGGAGTGGGAACTCCTCGAGCATAGTCCGGTTGGATTGCCGTCGAACAGAGAGTCGATGCGGACGGACGGCCTGAAATCGATGTTCCGGGCCTACGCAGAGCAAGTCTACGCAGGCCCCTCTCCCATTCTGAAGCAGATGTTTGAAGACGCAGAAGGCGCAGGCCGACCGTTACAGGTTCCTGTTAGCTTCAATCTCGCAACAGAAGAAGTATTCAGCAAGGCAGTAGTCAGCGTAGTGAAACAAGCGTTGGCAGAAGGCAAAGATCCAACGGTGGAAATGACATGCTCTACGAAGGTCGAGGGTGATAAAGCACTTGAGACTTTTGAAGAGATTCGAATGGCAGCAGCGGCGGGGGTTCTTCCAGTCGACAAAGCCTTTGAGATGATTGGAGATTTAGTCGACGGGTACAAGGCTGTCATCGTAGAGAAGGATGCTGCGGCGACAACGGCGGAAGGACAAATCCAAGATCTGAAGCATGAGCTAGTAACGCTCAGTGCTGGGGTCGTGGAGAAATTCGGATAAGAGGTGACAACATGGCGCGAGATCTGAGCCAAATGACCCCAGAAGAGCAAGAATTGGTAGTATTAGGAGCCAAGGCGTTACTTGCTAAGGGGACAAAGGACGAAAATCCGGAGACTCCTGCAGAAGTGCAGAAGTTCCTGGACGACAACAACTATACGATCGAGATGAAGCAGCCTACGGTCCCAGGTGCGGTTGATACTGCTACGGCAGTTCGCACACCTGAAGAGACACAGCTTGATGGCATTGGTCCGCAGATGAAGACGCCTGCAGGCCCAGCGATCATTCACGAATCGACGAAGCGAACAAGAAAAGACTTCTTGATCGTCAATGCAGTCGGTATCTTGACACAAGGACGGGACTATGAGCATTTCCTAGATTCCGGTCTTGAAATGGACGTGCTGAAAGCACAGAAGTCTTTCAGCAAAGAACCTAGTGAAGAGATCATGAAGGAAATCAAGGAACGTGAGCAGCAGTTGAAAGACCTCAACATTGGGTCTGAAATTGCAGGCGGTTTCTTCATTCCTGAAGAGGTCAATACCGAGATGATCGCTAATCTCCGTGGCCAAGAGATTTGGATGAACATGGGCGTGAACTACATGCCTAATTCTCCGAAGTATCAGTCTTGGCCGAAGGAAGGCGACGATCCTAACATCACGTGGACTGGCGACACTCCGACGAGCGATATCGGGACCACTGACATGGAGTACAGCGAAGTAACGCTGACCCTCCATCAGATGGCGTGCCTAGTCCAGATTCGACTTAACCTGCTCAAGTATGCTCGGATGAACGTCGAGAATATGGTCAGGCGACAGATTGTTCAGTCGATGGCCGTCGAACAGACGAAGGTTGGATTGCGCGGAAATGGCGGGAAGCAGCCTTTGGGCTTGTTCAATCTTCCGTCGATGGTTCCGTACACGACTGACCTTTCATCCGCGATCCCTACCTTCAACAATCTGCTCGATTTGATGAGCGCGATTCGTGGAAGAGACGGTGTTGTTGATGCAAGCCGTAGCGCGTGGGTTATGTCCGAGACGTACATGAACGTCTTCAAGAAATCTAAGACGGGAATCGCTGAGTACGACTACATTACCGATCTCACTGATATGCCTCCGAACCGAATCCTCGGCTTGCCGGTATACACGTCGTCCCAGATTCGGACAGATCTTGGCACGGGATCCGATTCTCGGCTGATGTTGGTAGGCGATAAGAACCAGATCATGTTGGCAGATGGCGGACAGACTGAAATCACGATTCTCAAGGAGCTCTTCTCACGACAGTTCCAGGTTGGAGTATTGGCATCCAGAGAAATCGACTTCGGCGTTCAGCAAGAGAAGCAACTACAGTTCCTCACGGGCATTAAGGCTTCGTAGGAAAAGGATAGGTGAAACATTATGGGTGTGGACTTTACACGCG